TATTCATTAAACTTAAACCATGATTGTAATTCTTCTTTCTCACCACCTTCATTATATCTTTCTGTAGAAAAATATGGTGGAGAAGTAAATGCACAATCTACATTCTTAATCTCATCCCAAGGTAAATCCTCTGCACCACAATTGTATATCTGTGTAGTTTTCTTACCCCCAGTAAGGTTATTCCAGAACTCAATCATCTTTTGGTATCTTTCAAATGTATTAGGATTTGGGTCACAACCAATGTAATGTGTTGCATTAGAGGCGTAAAACGCAGTCAATCTATCACCCCAACCCATAGATGTATCTAATACAGTTTTTGCATCTGACATTTCATAGATTGTTTTCGCAACAATAGGTTTGAACTGCGTTGCAATATAAGTACCCAATCTAAATGACATAGTGTAAGTATCTGGTTGTAATTCTTTCTTGTCGTTTACACCTCTCCATATCGGCCCAAACGCACCCCAAATATTATCACCATCATTCCATCTCTGAACTGGTGATTTAAATCCATAAGAACCACAATTCATTCGTAGGTCATTCATAAATGAATCAGAACAATAATTAAAAGTAGATGGACAATCAATCAAACCTAGACCATATTCTTTGTATGAGTATTTGTAGTCATCATACTTTTCCATAATATTATCTGGTTGACTTAGATACTTTGTAAAGTCTGCCTTTTGTAGTTTACGAAAGTTATCAACCACCTTTTCCATATTAAACTCTTTAAGTGGATAGGGTGGTTTCTCTTTTGTAATAAACTCTGCAAGTGTTTTACGAAACTCTTCTTTACCATACTTTTCTGTAGTGTCAAGAAATAATTCCTTATGCATCACTGGAAGACCATTATGATTAACATTCTTTTGTAGTAAACTATATAATTCTTGGTTCATCCAAAGAAGTCCTCAAGTGTAGTTTGTGTTCCAAATGACCTATCAATCTTCCAACCAATATTGTTTGTAATAAAAGAGAGTGGGTCAATAAATGATTTTTCATACTGACTATCATAGTCTATATATTTGTGAATGTCAAGTTCTTTTGGAACTTTAGTAATAAACGATATTACGTTTGATGCAAGTGGGTTGGGTTGTCGTAACTGTAAATACTTAATCTTACCACCACCAACAATAAGAGGGTATTTGTTTGTTAAACCTTTTGACTTAATCATATGATTAAAAATCAACGCACCTTTTATATGCATAGGCGTTCCTTTACGATATATCGAACTTGACGAACCCCACTTACGAATACCATTGACAGAACGAGGATATGCAATATCTTCTGGTGCAAGACCATCGAACTCCTTACGAAATTGAATAAGGAAGTCATTCAGTTCTTTCTCAGAACCAGACATAATAATACCAAGTGCTTCTTTAATCTTTTCACGACAAGGTGCAGGCGTAGATGATTTGACAGCCTCGATACCCATAATCTTGAGTTGTGGTTTTTTATAACGGACACCTTCGACATCCCATGCGTTGAGTATGTATCTTTTCTTCGCAGTCCAGATACCCTTGTCTGCAATCACCTCACGTTTCATAATCATCTTTTGTTCATATGCAGTTGTATAATCTGCAAGTTGTTGGTAACTCTTTTCAATATAAGGTTCTATCTTTTCGTTTGCAATCGTATTAAGAAAGTCGATAGGATTTTTAGGATTAACCATAGACACCAACTCGTCAAACCGAACATAGATTGAGTCTGTGTCAGATGCAATCACATAGTCTTTATCTGTCTTGAGTAGTTTGTTTAGATATTGATTAATCTTTCTTTCTATCCAACGAATAGACAACTGACCAGCAGTTGTGATACCTTCTGCAATCGCAAGGTCAAAGTAACGAAAGTATTGATTACCAATCGCACCATAAGCAGAGTTCAATGAAATCTTACGAGCCATCTGAATATTGTTATATCGACTAATATATTTAAGATACTTGGGGTCTTTTGTATCCTCATAGTCTTGTTTCGCTTTCAACATCTTCTTCTTGTAAACAGTTCGGTCATTATAAATGTCTTGCATCATCTCTGGTAGAAAACCATGTTTGTCAGTACGATACAACGCACCATTAGGTGTGATAGTTGTATGTTCTGGAATATCTAATGCAACCTCTTGTAACATTTCATTTACATAGGTTGTTTCATCTTTTAGTTTGAGGTAATCACCAGACACAAGAGTCTCTGGTGACATATTGTATTGCATAATCAAATGTGGATACAACGAGTTCAAGTCAAATGACATGACCCATTTATGTTGACCAACTTGGGGGTCTTTCACATATGCACCCTCATACTTTTCTGATTTGGTGTTGTGTGACTTTTGGGGTATAACAATATTCTTAGTCTTGAGATAGTTGTGAATAAGAACATCCCAATACTTAACTTGACCAAATACGTCTTCATAGTTTACTTTCGCTTCATAGGCCATGGTCAAGAGAAGTTCAAGTAACTTCATTTTGTCTTCAAGTCGGTCAACGAGTTCAACGTCAACAATGTTATATTCTACAAAAGATTGATAGTCTTTTGTGTACCACTCTTGAAATGTTTCGTATGGATTATCGTTCTTCTTTTGACCAAGTTCAACAAATGCAATATGATTAAGTGCATAACTTTCTTGATTGGTGTATGTAAACTTACGATAGAGTTGTAGATAATCAAGATTTGCAATACCAGTAATATCGTACACTTGTTGTTCACGACCATGATTGTAAACCTTACGAGAACTAATCAAACCCCAAGGTGAGAAGTCCTTCATTCTTTCCTCACCCAGTATTTTACCAACACGATTGATAAGATAGGGAATATCAAAGAACTCAGTATTCCAACCAGTAATTACGTCTGGATACTTTTTAGTCCAGAACGACATGAACTCTTCAAGTAGTTCTACTTCATTTGAACAATTGATGTATGTAACATCTTCTCTATCATTCTTGAAATCACCTAACCCCCAAACGATAATCTTCTTTGTCGCTTGGTTTTTAATTGTGATTGCAAGCATCTCTTCATTTGCAAGTTCTGGTTCTGGAAAACCATTGTCAGCTCGTGTCTCAATGTCGATTGTAACTGTTAGGATTTTCTCACTATCCCAGTTTATGTTTTTGGAATAAGTGTCTGCAAGATATGTATATGCAAATCTATCAAGTCCAAAAACTAAATGGGGTTGTTGTTTGTATTGTTCGATAAATGCTTTCGCCTCTTTGATAGTGTCGAACTTCATCGGAGTTGCGAACTTACCATCAAGAGTTTTGTATTTGGTTTCTTTCTGCACTGGAACGTACAGAGTAGGAGAGTACTTAACTTTCTTGTTAGTCCTCTCACCCATATTATATTCACGAACAAGGATTTGATTACCCCACTGGGTAACATTTGTATAAAATTTCATACTATTAATATATCACAAAGTTGTGGGATTGTCAAGACCAGTTTGCTCTATCCATGAATGTTTCCAAAACATCTTTCAATATACTTCCACTATGAACAGAGTCATAACCTACATGACCAGGCTGTGAATTTATTTCTAAAACGTAAGGTGGTTCTTTTTCTCTATCTTCAGATACTATTAAATCTACACCAACCCATTTACCACCAATTGATTCATCTACCTTCAAACAAGTTTTCCTTTCAAGTTCTGTAAGTTCAAATTTTTCTGGTTTAGAACCTTGATGAACATTACTTCTAAAATCACCATCTGCGAGTGGTCTTTTCATAGCACCCATAATTTTACCAGCAACCATCATGACACGAACATCAAAATCTATCTCAATATATTCTTGAAGTATAAGTCCTCTTTCAGAACCTAACTTATTAATAATTTGTGCAGATGATAATAGTTGAGCTTCATCTTTTATTTTAAGAACACCAACTCCACCAGTTCCTAAGATTGTTTTGAGAACAACTGGAAACTTACCACCAATACGTTTATGAATATCTTCTAATTTATCTAAATCATTAACAAGAACTGTAGCTGGTTGTTTAATATAGTCTTGTTCTAATTTTAAATAAGTGTGATACTTATCCCAACAAATATTATGAACTGACATAGGATTAATAACTTTAACACCATTAATAGTAAGTTCACGATAAAAATTTTGCCAACTTGGAAAATCATTTGATTTAGACCGATTAAATACAACAGTATTATTATCTATCTCAAATCTATTATCTTCCTTATCATGCACAAATAATTTGCCATCTATTTTAGTGATGTATGTTTCTTCTATCTTTGCTTTGAATCCAGTTAGTCCTAATTCTTTACCATATGACAACATCTTTTCAGCAAGTGGGTCAGTTTCTTCTTTAGAGTCATCACCAACATTACTAGGGTCATTATATATTATAACAAACCTATAAGGTTCAAGACCTTCTTGTTCTGATAGAAAACTGAAAAGTGAATTAACCATTAATATCCTCTGGGAAGTATTTGTCCAACATTGCAAGTTGGTCATCATATCGTGCAACAATGTCTAGTTCTTTTTCAATCTCTTCTAGAATATCTGCATTACCTTCTCCACCGATACCAGCTGCATTTCTAAAATAAACTTCAACATTCATTTTATGTTTTGCAATATGTCCTCTTGCGTGTTCTTTCATCGCATCAATCATTCTATCTCTGAACTTCATAATCAATCTTCCTTCTTTTTTCCAATGTTATATTTTGTTTCTAATATCCAATCATTCTTCTCACGAAAGGATATCACTTTGATTTGTGATAGTGGTGCTGGTTCAACACTACTTGTTCCCACAACATTTACTAATCCCCAATCAGATAATAAGTTTGCGATTGTATTTCGTCTTGCAATATCATTCTCTGAAATGTTAGTAGATTTACCATCAAGTGCAAATAATTCTTTGAAATGACAAATATAGTATTTACCTTGTTTGTGTAGTATGTGTGTGCTTTGGAATAGTTTTTTATCTTTACGAGATGCAACTCCAATACGAGATAAAGTTTCACGAACTTTTAAAAAGTCATCTGGTTCTTTCAAACCTACCTCAAGCATCTGGTCTGGTTTCCATGATATTTCATTCATTTTTTTCCACCTTTATTTAATTTACTTTTTATATAGGCGATTTGTTTATCATTTAATACATTCAGAGCAGACCTTGCTTTTTCATTATTATAACCAAAGTATTCTTTGACATACTCTAAATTTCTACTTTTACTCGCCTTCATCCAAGAAGCATATCTATTCTGCTTCCTTAGACTATTTAGTAAAAAATCATATTGCATCTTATTATCTATATGATTGTGGATATTCATCTCATTTACTAACATAATAGTGTCATTAAATGGTGCAAGACATTTGTTAACTATGAAGGATGGATACTTTCTTTCCCAGGCTTTATCGTCACTATCCATCAAGTTTTGTTTAGTAGTATTGATTGATTTTAGGTATTCTTTAAGTTCATATGCCATTATTTAAACTTTACTTGTGACATTATTTCAGTCATACACGCAAGAAGATTTATCTCTTGGTCTGCAACAAAAGCAGACTTATAAGAATACTCGGCAAGAATAACAACAGCATGAGGTATAGTGCTAGGAGAAAGATTATCGTATAAAGAGTCGTAAAGACGCCTAAAAATCCTTGATGGGTCATTGTCCAGATTGTTAACAATCCACCTACGAACTTTGGTAAAATCTTTTTCTTTAAGAAATGATATAAGTTCCTTAACTGAGTCTTCAGATAAGTTGACCAATATTCCAGCATCTATTGTACCACTTGCACTATATCGTTGCAACTCATTTAGAACCCTTCTCCAATCTGGGAAGAACTTTTGAATAAGTGTTGCAACTACTTTTTTGTCGTAATGTACTTGTTCATTATTTAGGATTACCTCTAACCTATTCATAAAGTCCATTGCAAGTTGTGGTTTCTCTTCTTTAGGAATACGAAACTCAATCGTTGAACATCTACTATGTAGTGGTTCAATAATACGATTACGAAAGTTACAAGTTAGAATGAACCCACAGTTCTTACTAAACTCTTCAATAAATCCACGCAACGCAGGCTGTGTAGATTGTGCATTAAGATAATCTGCCTCATCTAGGATAACGTATTTACGTTTTCCATCCATAGAAACAGTAGATGCAAAGTTCTTTATTTTGTTTCGTAGAACATCAATACCAGATTCCTCAGAACCATTTATCATCATATATGTGCAACCCAGTTCTTCTAACATCGCTTTTGCAACAGTTGTTTTACCACAACCAGCAGAACCAGACAATAATAGATTAGGACAATGTTCATTATCTACAAATTGTTGAAAGGTACTCTTCAACTCACTTGGAAGTATTGCATCTTTGATAGTTGTCGGACGATACTTCTCTACCCATAATATTTCATTCATAAAGTTTTCCCTCAAGCAGCTTCAAGTGCGATAAAGTATTCCACATCTTTGTTGACGTTTTTGAACTTTGATATACCTTTTGATGACACAAGAACTTCATAATCACCAGATAGTAACTTTAAGTTTTCTACCTTGAAGAAGAACTTCTGATTAGGTGTACCACCTTCTCCAACCTCAACACTAAAACTGTTTGAAGTATCATTTTTTCGGTCTGAAACTCGTAGATTCATACCACCAGTTTCGTTTACATCCAGAACCATATCTGGAACACCAAGTACAGCAGACGCTTTTAATACTTGGTTGAATATGCTTTGTTTAAGTGTAAATACTGCATCTGCATCAGGCATAGTGATATCAGATTTTGGTGTAGTCACTACAGTTGGGTCACTGTAAAAATAATTCAATGATTGACCACCTTGTGAGATTTTTACACTACTATCACCAAAGTCTAACTCTGGGTCATCAAATAGTGACATTGCAGACAAGAATTCATTCAAGTCGTATATTGCAAATTCTGTTTCAAAAGTATCTGGTAGAACTGCTTTTGATACAATGTTTTTCATTTGTGACATTGTTGCAATTTGATTACCAGAACTAACCAATAAATTAGAATTAATTGTAGAGTAGTTTTTCAATACTTCTCTAGTATCAGCACTTAGTTTCATTACGAAGCTCCTTGTTTATCGTGATTGTATAATGCGATTATACCATAGTGTATAACTTTAAGCAAGTCTTTCCTTGCATCTTCTTTAGTACCTTTCTTCCCATATCTCTGGGCGTACTTTAATATATTACCAATACAAAATCCAGTACCATGTCCACTATCTAAAATGAACTCAGTTGCTTGAAATTTGTTTTGGGAATAATGTTGGTCATAAGTTTTGTTGATATACTCTTTTAATTCATTTAGAATTATATCTTCAGAATATTTGTAGTTAATCAACTCTTCAACAGGCGTATCTTTTTTACCAAAGATTTTCAAATGTGTACTCCATAATATAATATTAAGAAGAGGGGGAAGACCCCCCTCTTCAATTTCAGTTTAGTATGCGAATTGTGTACCAAGTACAGATGCAATACCAGCAGAGATGATTGCCGATGAAGGCGTACCAAGTCTATATGCAACACCTTTTGCAGTGTCGTTTGTGTATATACAATGACCTTCACTCTTTAGAGTATCAATCATTTTAGTTGGTGACACAAGGTCAAATCTTTTTCTCAAAGTTTTCCATGTTACATTTTCACCTTTAGATAGAAGGTTTAGTACCTTCTGTTTTTTAGACATTCTAGGTCTACTCATAATATATTCTCCTTATTATCATGATTACTATTTGGTATAATACCATAAAAAAGGGGAGATGTCAAGTCTCCCCTTTTCGAATTTATTTTACAGTGATTTGACGAGGTTTTTTCTCCTCTGGTATGACTCTCTCTAATGAGATTGATAACATACCATTTTCTAATACTGCATCATTTACAACAATATCATCAGCGAGTGTAAACTTTCTAGTGAAGTTTCTCTTTGAGATACCTTTGTACAATGTGTACTCATCAGTTACATCAGTGTCCTTATCCTTAATTGATTTAATTGTAAGAACCCCAGATGCGACTTCCACTTCAATATCCTTTTTAGAAAAACCAGCGAGAGCCATCTCTATTACGAATTTATAGTCCTCTGTCTTTTGAATATTATAGGGTGGAAATCCAGTAGATTCCGCTTGATGTGTTGCATAATCCCACAACCTATCAAATGTTCTATCCATACCAATTGAATATGGTGCTACTGTGTTGAAATCAAACGCCTGAAGAGCGTTTCTAAGTGTGCTTAAATTTGTCATATTGAACTCCTTTACTAAGCAAGTTAATTTAATTGCAGACCCTAAAAGGCATCTGCGAGGTGATAGTCTGGAAGCCACTCCAGATTAATTCTACATAGTCTTACCCATGATATCACATTTAATGCGCTATGAAGGCTTTGTACTGAACTATCACTTCTATTTATAATATAGTATATTTGACCTTATTTGTCAAGTCCTATATTAAACTTTTTAGTTTTTTTATCTTAACTAACTTTTCCGATTGTGGATTTCTTTTTTCATATTCTTTTATAAGAGCATCAAAAGTTATCACAGAACCAAATTCAAAAACATCAAGTTCTCTTACTTGTTGATACAAACCTACAAGATTATGTCTATTTCTTTTAAATGGAGTGTGGTAGTAAGACTTTTCTAAAAATCTATGTATCTGTAGATATTCAATATAAAAATCAATGTATGTATCAAACAAACTTGATATTGAATTTTCTGGGTCAGGCGCTCCCATGTGAACAATAACATTTACGTTAACATCCGATGGGTTTATATCTGTAACTCCATTTTCAAAATTTTCTGTTAAGTTTCTATCCTTTGTCTCTAAGATGTCAAAGTACTTATCCATGTTTGCAGAAATACTAATATAGTGAGAATTTTCATTATCAGTGTATTTCTCTGGAAATGTTTCTCTAAGGTTTTTCATCACCTCTTTACCATTATCAACAGAATACATTGACTCATCACCGACAGCATCATTTCTTGTTTTTATAACATACTTTCGATATTCTTTGGTATCCTTCTTTACTTCTTTACCACCATTCAAAACTGCAAAAGCATCTTCAATTTCAGAATAAAAATCTGTCTCTGATATTACACCTTTTTTGAATCTTTCAATTATACCAGACTCAATTAAGTATTCAGTAACAATCTTGCATAGGTCTGGGAAACTAAGAGTTCCAGATGCATAGTCAAGGTTATTTGAATAACCACCAATTAATTTTAATTTTGCATAAGAGAACTTTGAATTTTTCTTATAAATTGCAACCAGGCGATTTTGAAGATTGGTATATCTGGTGTGAATATCGTTAGTAGTATTACCATTAAATAATACTTCGATGTTTCCATCATCATCAACTAATGCTTGAATTGGTTTTTCTCGTAAATCCATTCCAACTTCATCAATCATTGAAGTCTTAATTTCATTGTACTTTGGATTCTTACCTTTACGAAATGGTTGATTCTGTTGACTCATTGCAACCGCTTTTAACTCTGCAGCTTCTCTAAGTTCAGTACCTATATAATCCAAACCAATTGGTTGTAAGTCACCAAAATATTCTGGTCTGTTATTTTCATTGAAATGTTGTAGATGAATTTTTAGGTGTTGTTCTGTGAACTCTACTATTCCAGAACCCTTTGCGATTTTTACAAGAAAATCTTTCTTAGTAATTAATTTTGACATGGTATCTCCTATGTCTGTTAATGTAAAAAGTGATTAGGTAAACCCTTAATCACTTATTTAATATATATGATTCGTGGGAGAAAGTCAAGTAACTTCTCCCACTTTTTTTTAAGCAGCTTCAGCGTACTCAAGTGCTTTGTCGAGTGCTTTTAGTTTCACTCTACGATTTCGTCCATACCATGATGAAGTCAATCGTCCATCTGTTGTCCTACCTTGAACATGGTCGTTTAGGTAAGTAACAGTATTAAATGCGTTCCAAAAAGAACCTTGAGCAAACTTTGCACCAGGCTGAGTGTCTAAGTTTTCCAAAGCAAGTTTTGCATTTAAAGAAGTAGTTGGGAATACTCCATCAACTTTTTCTTTTGCAGGCGAACCAAATACCTCATTGAAGTATTGAACGATGTTCTCAGATGTGTATCTCTTAGAACCAAGGAATTCAGCCATTGTCTTGTACTGTTCCATTTTTTCTCTTGCGATACCCATTTGTTCTTTAACCTCAGTAGAGTCAAACTCTTTTCTGTGATTAACTTTAACCATTGCATTACTATCTTGTGATAGTGAAAGTGTCAATGTGTTGTTGCATACTACACGAATTGGTGTCATACGAATATCAATCGCTTTTCCAAACTCATGTGGATTAGAGAACAGAAAGTAATTCTCTGTTACATCACCATCAAATAACTCAAATGAGTCATTGGTCTTTGCAAGTGCCCATACCATTTTTCCACCATTCAGTGAACCAGCAGTGTGCATCTGCATATCACCAGCACGAACATACTCCTCAAAAAAATTGAAGGCATCTGCGTTCTGAACTGGATTCCAACCTTTACCAACTACATCTAATACTTCACCATCAGATGAACGAACAAGAGCTTGTTTGGATTTTACAGTTGAACCACCAGACGTAATCATGTCTTGTTTCTCTACTGTCCAATCTACTCCTGCTTTTTGCATCATTTGTTCTGGTGTTAAGTCATCAATAACTTTTACACCCAATCCATGCCATGGAAGTTGTCCAGCGTATGCCATTGTTTCTACTTGATGTGCCATATTTTTATCTCCTCTTTTATGACTGATTCTTTATTATGTATTTAATATACCATGTTCTGAGAACAATGTCAAGTCCTTCCATAAAATTTTATCGAATTAAATTCAAATGTATTTTCAAACAGATACCAACAACAATTATCTTTACCCACACTAGCGCTACCTTCAATCCACTTTACTCTTCCAATACTAACAACTTTCTTTAATATCTTTAGATATGGAATAGATTGTTTGGTATGCATCCAATCCGAATCAAATAGTAACCATGTTGGTCTTTGGTCAGAGAAGTGGTCTATCATAGGGTGTAGTATTTTACGATTCCAAGGTGGGTTAGTAATAATATAATCAGACCTAAAGAAACTATGTTCTAAACAATTACCTTTTGTAATCTTCTTATGTTGTGGTTCAATATCCATTGCATTGTTGCAATGACCACCATTCTTTTGTAAATGTTCTATAAGTCTTCTATCACCAGCACAAGGCTCTGCGAATGTAAATGTTTCTGGTAAATGTGGTAGTAAAGGTTCTACTGCATTGTATGGTGTTGGATAATAGTCTCTGGGAACTCTTTCAAAGTCACTACGTTTTCCCATTACACAACCTTACTGAAATTCCTATTCTTTTCAAACTTAACAGTATTTCTAAACTTATCAAATAACATATCTTGTTTGTGTGATATTACAAAAACATTTTCAGTATTAAATGTGTTTAGTATTTTTAGAAAATCATCTGTACCAGATGCATCAAGTGAACTATCAAATATTTCATCCAGTATGAGTAAATTTGTATTTGTAGAGTTTTTCATCTTTGCAATCGCTCTCCAAGTAAAGAGTAGTGCAAGGTCAATTCGCATCTTCTCACCCTCAGAAAAGTTTGCATATGAAAACTCATCTCTAAATCTGGACTTGATAGTTTCATTAAAGTTCTCATCTAGATTAAAGTTACAGAAGAAATCCATACTCGACAAATAAGTGTTGACAAGTTTATTCATGATTGGTAAATACTGTTTAACAATCTTAGTTTTGATACCAGTATCTTGTAAAAGGTTTCTTGCAACATCATAGTAGAATAATTCTTCTTTCAACTTTTTAGAGCTTGAATCTAAACTATACAACTTTTCTTTGAGTTTGTCAAGTTTTTTTATGTCTTCTTTACCAACTTCATTTTCATTTATTTGTGTAATCTCTGCATTTAATTTTGCATTAAACTTTTCTAACTGTGCAATTGTACTACGATATTTCTCAATACTTATTTGATTCTTTTGTATTGCACTTGATAGTTCTTTAAATTCTTTAACTTTCTTATTGACTTTGTTCATTTCTTCTGATAGTTTGTTTAGTCCAACTTGAAGCTCTTCTACTTCTTTTGTTTTCTCTTCAATAGATTTAGATTTAAAATCCTCATCAATATGTTGTTTACAAGTTGGACAATCATCATTATCTTCAAAGAATTTTATGAGACTACTACCACGACTATGTTTGTCCTTTAAAGAAAACTGCACATCTTTTAGTTTATCCCTTTTATTAATAGTTGCATCTTCATTTACCATTGCATCTAGATATTTTGCATTTATATCTTTTAGGTCTTCTTCTTGTCTCTTGTTAAATTGGATATCATCATTATTTGCATTAACAATGTTTATCTTTTCATTTAGTAAACTTGTCTGATTATCTTTAGTATCTTGAATATATTTTTCTTGTATTTCTATTTTACTTTTTGTAAGGTCTGTTGCATAACCACTATCTGTAAGATTTGTATTTACTTCTTTTACTTTTGTTTTCAGAACAAGGTTCATCAAAGAGAATATCTTAATATCTAGAATATCTTCTACAACTTCTCTACGAGACTTTGAATTAAGTTGCATAAAAGGCACAAAGGTAGAACTACCAAGAATAACTACTTGTGTAAAAGAACGATAGTTAAATTTAAGTATTTGTTGTTCTAGATGTTTCTGATAATCTTTTGCATTTGCGTTCTGGTTAATCATTACATCATCAACATAGATTTCAAATACATTTGGTTTGATACCACGAATAATCTTTACTTGTTTATTCTGTGTGGTAAATTCTACTTCAACAACTGCCTCTCTTTGATTTACAGAGTTAAGTAATTGTGATTTACTAATTTGTCTGAAAGGTTTATTAAACAATACAAAACACAATGCATCAAGTATTGTTGATTTACCAGCACCATTCTCACCGATAATAAGTGTTGATGGATTCTGGTCGAGTTGAATTTCAGTGAAAGCATTTCCAGTAGATAGGAAATTCTTCCACCTCACAGTATTAAATATAACCAAGTTTATAACTCCAAATCACAGGCTTCTAGGTAAAGTGCCTTCATAGTATTTTTCAATCGTTTCTTGTCTAAGTCTACATCAAGTTCATCAATGTACTTCTCCAAGAGTGTGGTTGTATCTTGAGTATTTTCTGCAATATCATCAGACACATTCTCTGCATTTAAATCAGAAAAGTCTTCAATAATCTTTACCTCATGAGTTTGTTCTTGTAACAACCTATCAGTAAACATATCAAACTGATATAAATCTTTTTTATTGACTACAACTAGTTTTACGAATTTATCTTTATATTGTGAAACATCTTCTTTAGAGTAATCTGTATTTGTATCATCATAGTATATCTTTTGGAATATGTTATGTGGATTAATTATTCTCTCTAATGTTCTATCTACTGTATCAAAGATGTGAAAACCTTTTGGACAATTATCATCACTCCAAGTTATTTGGTATGGAGCACCAAGATAATAAACTTGTCCATCATCTGATTTTTTATGAAAGTGACCAGAGAATACAGTATTAAACTTTTTGAATATTTCTTTAGGATGTCCATTTTCTGAGAAGTGTCCTTTATGCATTTCAAAACCATTTATTTCTAAATGACCCATACAAATATCTGCATTTGTATTTTGAATACCTTTAATTGTAGAACCATAGTTCTCAGAGTTAATCCAAGGACAAAAGAATATTGGAATATTACCGAAGTTTACTGTACAGTTTTCTTCATAGAATTTTATATTATCGTGTCTGTTCCCAATAAGCTCAGCAACAGAATTGATAGTATTTGTATTTTTATAAAAAGTATCATGGTTACCTATCATTATGTGTGTGTCGATATTTCTATCAACAATTGGTTGAATAAATTTAGTGCGAAAATCATTTGCAATTTTGTATGAAACAAACTTACGTCTGTCCATAGTATCACCTAAATGAATAATAGTATTTATACCTCTTTTATCTATTTCTGGAAAAAATACATCTTCATAGAATTTATAAAAGTAATCATTAAATGCTAAACTATCATTTCTCGCACCAAAGTGGGTATCAGTTATCAGTGCTATTTTCATAAAATAATTCTAATCCTTTTGGTTTGGTCTTTTTCTTCTTAGGTTTGTAAACATCTTCATCTGGTAAGAAGTTCTTTTGTAAATAATCTGCATATGGATTATTCTGAACATCTCCGTCCTCTTGTGTTAAGAAAACATCAACATTCATATTCTCAATCATTTTGTTCTTTACATGAGCTTGTTTCTTTTCTTTTTGTATTCGTCTAAGAAACGCATAATATATTATCTGTGTGAAATATGCAAATGGATTATCTGATTTTTCTGGATTAAAATTATGGACATACTGTAGACAATTCTCAATACCATCACTAATCATTTCCTCACGATAGGTATAATTAATGAAGTTAGGTCGATATGATAAATGGGTTGCAATCTTTAGAAAACATTCACCTATGTAATTAGATATAGGTGGTGGGTCTACACCAAAGTCTTTTGCAAGATTACGTTTCTTATTCCACTCTACCATGGCTGCTAGAAATTCTTTGTTATTTACATAATGGGGTTTTTTACTTTTGGGCACAACACTTTCCTTGTTAAAATTGTTTCTATATTACCAGAATTATATAAAAATGTCAAGTCTTGGTTTTGACTTGACAAACAAATAATTTATCTGTATAATCCACTATGTGGTCTTCAAGGAATATATTAATGTAAAGTTCTTTTAGGTTTATCTTTATCATCATAATCTATTTCTTCAAGCTCTTCAAGTTCATTCATAAATTCTTCTTCAAGTTCTTTAAGTTGTTCGTCTGTTGGTTCACTCATTCCAAGACCTTTCATCATTTGACCAGTTTTCATTTTAAGTACACAAAATTCATAAAACTTAGCAATACCTAAAGATGCATTTGCAATTGCAACTATATTATTTTTAATTAGTTGACACTCTTCATTTTCACCATATGATGTCCAACGTGATAAAGCCATGGACTCCTCTACACCCTTTTTTGATATTCTAGGATAACTATTAATCTTCAATGGATTTTCAACTATTACAGTTAGTGCAGTGTCAGTATCATCTTTACTAAATGTAGTAATAATCTCGTCACCATTTGTAAGTTTTATTATCTTTGGGGTCATGAGTTAACTTTCTATTTTTAAATTCTTGATAGTATAATCAAATTCTTCTTCATTATAGATATTTATTCGTTCCATAAAATGACGAAGAGTAAAATTCTGTCTAGACTTCCATGTAAAATCATCTGCAATATCTATAAGGGTAGCACCAGTTTTATCGTTGGTAGTTCGCAATCCTCTTCCAATTGATTGCAATACCCTAATCCTACTTTTTGAAGGGGAACTGAACACGACATTGTGCAAGTTCCTAATATTAATACCAGTAGAAAAAGTACCATATGATGCAACGATAATTGCATTTTTTTCATTCTCTGTAATTTCACGAATTTCTTCCCTTGTTTGTGTGTCTGTTCCACCATGAACATAAAACACTTTTCTATCTAGTTCTTTCATCATATCATAAAGAACAGCTCCATGTTTCTCAACAAATTGAAATAGAACTAATGTATTATCTTTTAGATGACTTGTCAAGTTTAAAATAAATTTATTTCTTCTTTCATCACGAACTATCAAATCAACTTCATCTTGATAATTCTGGTCTTTCATAAACTTACAATCTGCATCTGGGTATTGTAATACTATACACTTTATTTTTAATTTTGCAAGTGTTTTCTTTTCCATCAATTCTTTTGTTGATGTTACCTTATTTACAGAACCAAATAAACCTTCTAGTATAAGTCTATGTGTTTGCATACCATCAAGTGTACCAGTAAATCCATGACGATACTTAGTAATATGCATTTTGTTCATAATGTTTGTAAGTGATTTAGCTTTGAATAAATGTACCTCATCTCCAAGTATACAACCAAATTGTTCAAAGAACTTTCTAGGCATTTTATATAAGGACTGCCATGTAGAGATTGTTACTTCACTAGATATATCTTTTGTATATCCTTGATATATCTTTTGCATCTTACTTTCAAGATAACCATAATCAAGAAAATCAGTGTACATCTGTTCCACAAGAGATGTCGTAGGAACAAGTATAAGGATTCTGTCAGACTCATACCATCTACTCAGTAAATATATTATTAATGACTTACCACTAGCAGTAGGACTAAGAGACAAGCTCCTATTGTTTCTGATTGCATGGACAACGGCATCAATTTGATAGTCACGAAGTTGAATAGATTTTCCATTGGATTTTGGTTTGACAGTTCTGATAAACCCTTTGCATACTCCATGTGTGAAAGATGATTGGGTTGCATTTACATCTCCTTTATATTCTATATCTATATTATTACGTTTTGCAAATTCTTCTATGTAAGGTATAAGACCATAATATATTTCACCATTCATTATATTATAAAGACGTATTTTACCATCCCATATTCTTTTTCTATAGGAAGGCATGAACCTTGCGCCTGGTACTTCAAATGTAAAAAAATCTGAAAGTTCTCTCGCAATATTAGGTTCTGTTTCTACACGAATATATACTTCATTTTTCTTTGATATAATCAAATCGAACCTTCCAGAAACCTTTTCCAATCAATTGCATTTTTAATTTGAAATCCACGATTATTAAGAGCCTTCAATACATTTTCTGCAAAGTCACACATTGCATTATGATAATCTAATTTATGTTTTGCTTTGATTAAATCTTCATCACCTTCAAGATACATTGGGATATCTTGTTTAAGAACTTTTAATTCAAAAGGAACTTCTGACTTACCAGAATAATATTCCCACTTATCTCTTAATAGTTTTTTGTATTCAGACTCGACTTGTTTCGATAACAAGTTCCATCTTGTGTATATTTGTAAATATTTTCCGTAGAGTTCTGGGGTTTTTAAAGATTCAATATCTAACTGTTCTTTGTCAATTTTTAAATCTTTTTGTGATTCTTTTTGAAGTTGTTCCAAATCCATATTATATTATCCTCAATTCAAATGGGTAAAGTACTTAATCTTGCTTTTCTAAATTAATTTGAGATTAACTGCAAATTATCAAAAAAGGTTACTGTTCAAGATTTATACCTTACCCTATACTATATAGTAAACATTTCATATATCTTATATGAAAAAGTTGCAGTCGCAGTCAAATATGTGATATCTGTTGCTTGTTGGTCAAATTGCAATGCACCTAGTGATACAGGATACAAATCAGAAAATTGTACTTCCATGACAGGATTATTTTTACTTGTCATTATTGTAAGTGTTGCATCACCATACATCGCTTGTACCCCAGTTGGTCTGCCTGGTTTTGTTGCTTCACCCCTTACAGAATCAGCAGTTGGAAATACTTCTGACTCTTCTTTTCTAAATGATGCGAATTGTGTTCTTGCTTTTGGAAAACCAATACCCACTAACCACTGGTGTAACTCTTTATAGTTTTCTAACTTCTCATCTACTAAGAAGGTAATTTCCAAATTATCAAATGTAAGTTGGTCACCTTGAGTTGGTATTTCTTTAAAGGGTGTAGGAAATACTGCCTCACCAAGAGTAACGCCTGGAATAACTGCCTGTGTTGTAAAAAACTCCACAGTTGGTAGTTTAGTTATACTAAACTTAAACTTGGTTGGGTCAGCGTAATCTAATTCAGTCGGTTGTCTTTGTAGTGCGTTGATAGTTGTAGCCATTATCTTTCTTACCTTTGTTTAATAACAAATAGAATATCTTCTTTGCTTTTCGCATTTCACCTTTTGCAACTGCCTCAAAATATTTGTTTATTAATTTCGTAGTCTTTGCATATTTCTTCATCAACTATATTTATACTGACAACTAGGCTAAAAAAAAGACCACTAGGGTCTATTTGTTATTAAATTTTATATTCCATATTTTGCATAACCACTCAACATATTTCTTGTGTTCTTCTTTAGTCATTTGTTTTTCCCTAAAAAAAGGGGAGTATGAAACTCCCCTTTAGTTTTTTCGATTAAGTCTTTCTTATGATTACATAAGGTTTGCGACTTGAACTCGTCTGTAGTATGTATTGTCATTTGACCCAGCAATAACATCTGTAGCAGATGAAGTTGCGAATGGGTTTTGTGCAACACCATATCGAGTTTTAAAACCGATTTTTGGTTGGAAAGAATTCTCACCAACTGCACGAACCATTTGTAGTGGAACGTATGGGCAGTAGAATATACCAGCATCGTATGGTGATGTTCCTTTATATCCTACAACGTAGTACTGTTTAGCAGCGTTGTTAGCTGCATATGGGTCGATGTACACTCTGTATCGTCCGTTAAGAACTCCAGCAAAAGTGTTTCCAGTATCATCAACTTGTAGGTTGTTGTTAAGAGCAGGAGCGTAATCCAACACACCAGCCATTTGTAGTGCAGAAGCAACATCTGAAGAAGTAATAAGCATATTACCCTTTCCTCTTCTTGTTTCTTGTGCAATTACGTTAGCATCTCTTTCGATTTGGAACATTAGACCCTTGAACTTTTCAACAGACCATCTTCCGTTTGAGTCTGTATCTAGGTCAAAGATACCAGCAGTTGTTGTATTAACACTTGCACCTTTCTTTGCAGATTTATAGACAGTTCTTACGACTTCTCTATTGATTTCTGCAAGAATTTCAGCTGACAAGATATTTGACAATTCGGTTTCAGCGTCAAGACCATGAATTGCTTTTAAGTCTTGTGCAAGTTCCATTGTGTATTCTGCTTTAAGAGCTCGTGTCTTTGCAGTCACAGTGGACTTTTCAATGCTGAATGCCATTTCTGCAAATGAGTTACCAGAAGCGTCACCTAGTGCTTCTGCTTCTGCAGCTGTCATACCAGTACCAGTTGTTGAACCATATGTAGTACCACCAACATTGTATGTACCAGCAGATGCGTCATTAAGTACAGCTGGGTTAGTACCAGTCATTGCTTCACGACTAGATAGGTCTTGTGCTTTGTTATCAGCAGCAAATTCTGTATCTGGTTCGTTGAATAGTGCTTCAGTTCCGTTTTGAGCATTTTCTCTTGACTTCATAGCGAAGATAAGTCCAGTTGGGCCGGTCATCGGTTGTACTGAACAAATATCGTATGCAATCAAGTTAGGCATAGCTCGTCTGACTAGTGAAATCAAAATTGGGTCATATCCACCCATGTTTGAACCACCAAAACCAGAGTTGGTTGGTGCGGCTTCTGAAAGGAAGCTTGCATCTTCTTTCATCGCTTTTTCTTGGTTTTCCAAGATAACAGAAGTAACGGCTTTTTTGTAGTTATCCTTAATCTCAGGCAAATCTGGATGTTGGAGGACTGGCTGCCACTTCTCTTGTAAGTTTTCTGAATTATACATTTGTAAATCCCCTTTTAACTATATTACATTTATTT